AGCAGTTAAATAAACTTGTAGATCTTCAGCATCTTGACCTGGAGAAAGAACAACATTTTTCGAAATATATCTTGAACCATATTTAAAATTGGCATTTGTATTTTCACCAAAAAAACTTACAGAAGTTGGTGTAGCATTAATATTATTATTGGTTGATTGCATAATAGAAACATTGCTAGCAAAATAACCAGTTATATTATAAAGAATAATTTCATTATCATTAGAAACGAATACTGTTCCTGTTCCAATAGTATTATTAGAAACAACATTTTGTTGAATTACAGAATCACCCACATTAAATAATACTGGATTATTATCAATTGCGATTCTATATCCTGTTAATTGTGATTGTGGTACAATTGCATTACCAATAACATTAACAATAGTCAAACCAGTATCTATAATTGGAGAAATTTTATTATTTCCGGTAGACATATTTGCATAAACTAATGTGCTTGGTTGACCTAATCTACCAACGGGCAATTTATTATATTCATTACTTCTTGACATCAATACTCTTGGCAAATCAGATAATTCTAATTCGACATTGTTTACAAGAGGAATAGGTGCAGAGTCTAAAGTTCTATTTGAATCTTGTGCAGATCCAATAAAAGACCAAGAATTATTAGTGCCTGGAGGTACTGATTCGTTAAATTGAGGAATAATAGTATTATACATTGCATCGTAGGTATACACAACATTTGCAGATGCACCTGACCATGCTCCCATAAAATATTGTCCTATAGCATTAGAATAATTTAATGAGGTATTAGAGGTAACATTATCTAAGTTTATAATAATACGCTGTGTATTGTAAATATTATCAGCGTTTTGAATAGCTGCCATTAGATAACCATCGCCTCTTACTCTACCAAATAAAGCATCAGTTTCATCGAACATTGCATTAGATGAAAGCTGTAAAGTAGTGCCATCGATAATAGCAGTAATAGTTGATGGTTGTAAATATGATCTATTATTTGTACCAATATAAATCATTTGGTTAATAGAAAATGTATTAGTAAATGGAACCGTTATATTATTTGAGCCCATAAGCGTTGCAACATTAGCATAAACAGCTGAAACAACAGCATTGGCAGAAGATGTTGCACCTTTTACTTGATATGAAGTAACAAACATACCAGTACTATTTGACAATTTAATTGAACTAGCATTTACAGAAGAAATTACACCAGTTGCTACATTACCTGTACTATTAGCCTGATAAAGAACTTCACCAACTGTAAATGGACCAGTATTAGAAGAAATAGTTAAACGTGTAAGATCGTATGAGCTATTTGATATAACAACAGGTTCTCTTGGTATAAAAGTACCAATTAAATCTCTAATAATAACATAATCAGAATTTCTTGAAGTAAATACAGCTGTTCCTGTATTATTTTTAAATTGTGCAATATAAAGAGTAAATTTAATATCTTCTGTTTGCACTGCAGTAAACTGAATATCATTTGATGAAAGAAACAATGTACCAGTATCATTATTAGTAGTAATTGGTAAATTTGTTGTTACGTCTGTAGCATTGACGCCAGCATTTAATTCAGCTGTCCAAATATTATAATTTGGATTACCACCAAGAGGAATAATTACAAGAGCATAAGAAGTAGCAGATTGTAAAAATACTGGTGAAGTAAAAGTAAAATTCGTTGCTACCGATGCATCTGAACTTACATTAACATTAGAAGGTTGTAAAATAACATCACCAAAAGGCATTACGTATGATGTTGGAGTCCCATTTTCTGTTTGTCGTATTTGAACTTGTACGCCAAATGTAGGATCTTTAGATTGAAAATACAAATCTAATCCTGTTAAATAAACGCCAGCAACACCATTAGAAGGTTCATTAATATAAAACGTTTGTGCAATTGGTTTAGTCATAGATTTACCTTTTTATGAATATTTATTACTTATGAATCACCGGCATCACAAGAAGCAGTGGCGCTACTACTACATCCTGCACCACCAGCTCCACCACCACCACCACCAGAACCACTATCACTATTAGCATCAACAGCTGTTACAGTAGCTATTATATTTCCATTATTATCAACAACATCATTAACTACTGTATTGTTATTAATATTTTGTGTAACATTAGTAACGTTATTGACATTAGTTTGATTAACTGTAGTAAATGTGTTATTGTTAATGTTAATCTGTTGTGTAATTGGTGGACCAGGAATAACCTGAAGACTAGTTTGATCAGAAGTACTTGAAGATGTTAATGTTTGTTGTTGAGTAACTTCTTGAGAACTAATAATAGGAACTCGAGTGTTTAAAATAGAAGTTCCCTTGGCTATAGAAAGGTTAGTAGCATAAAAAATACCAGTTCCTTGTGTAGTAATAGCATCAATACCAGTAGTTAAATTATCAACATCACAAAGCATAAATGTCAATTCAGTAGCCTGGAATGTATTTGGAGGAATTTGAAACCATCCATAAATTGTACCATCCGGCTGAACATACATAGGGTCTCCAAATACAGCAGGCGTTCCTGTTTGTGGATATAGAGTATTGCCATTTGGCAATGCTATAGCGCTACCAATCCAATTACTACCTGATGGTTGATAAGCTACAAGACCAGTTGCTGCAGAACCAGCAATAATAGGTCCATAAACAGGAGTAGTTTGAACACACCAATTACTAACAGGAGTATTATTAAAATATGCATAAATTTTAGCACCAGGTTTTAAACCAAGAGCAGAAAACATAATTTTAGTGCTTGAAATATATGGATTGATACTTACATCTTGAACAAAAGTGCCAAGATTAAATTGTTGATCATTGTTACCATTATTAATAAGCTGAGTGCCAGTTTGACTTTGTAATGTGTAATTTGTTGTAGTAGTTTGTGTATTATATGTATTAATAATGTTACCTTGACTATCAGTTTGACTTCCTGATTGTGTAACATTACCAACAGTATTAGTTTGGTTAGTTGCAACAGTTTGCCAGTTGCCCCACTGTGTTCCCCAAGCATTTTGAAGATTAATCCAGTTTTGTGATAAATCTAAATTATTAACAACATCAGGATTTTTAGTCATATCCGGTGTTGTTTGATAATTTGGCTGTAGATTAACATTACATTTAAATACGTAAATATTACCTTCAATACAATTTCTAAATTTGTTTGCATATTGTTGTGTAATATATGGAGTCCAATTATAATCTAGCATAATCAATGCGCCAGTTTGAACAACTCCAGTACTTAAAGATGTGTCTAATCTAAATTGTTCTGCACGCTGATAAAATGCTGGTCGCATTTCTCTTTTATTTGAATCAATAGAAATATTAAAATTAGGATCTAATGTATTCGATATATCGAATCCTGCAAATGGATCTACAAGAATACCATTTTTAAATCTATTTAAACCAGTAGTATCATTTTTAACTAAAAGACTATTGGTTGCTTGTTCAAGCAAATTAAGTGAAGTATAATATTCAAGATTCGTAATTCTTGTTGCAAGTTTGCCAATTTCAGCCATCGTATAACGCTTGTTTTGTGTTATACTTGCTGTAATAGCATAATCAAATCTTTTATAATTTTTGGCTTGCGCAGAAGTGAGAGATGGATATGGGGGAATATTTACAACACCAAGTTGCATTGTTCCTACAGGATTCAAAGGTGTTTGTGGTATAGAATCAGAAATACCTTCAATAATTTTGAAAGCGCCTTGATTTGTAACAATGGCAAGATCATTTCTTGGTAGATAATGAATTACATCAGACTGCCAATTTGAATCAGGTGTAGGTACATATGATCCAGAAGATAAAATACTGATACTATTAGTATTACTTGGATTAATTGTAGCATTACTAATAATTGTATTAACAGTCGCAGTATTAGATACATATACACGAAAATCAACACAATCTCTAAGATCATATCTTAATGATGATGATGATAAGTATTCTGGTATTTCTTGGATAGTAATTGCTGTGGTATTTGATGTATTGATGTCATCGATAGGATATGAATTAGCTGTAAAGAAACCAACGCCTTGAGAAAAATCAGGAACAAAAACATCTAAATCTACAAGTATAGTTGAAGTGTTACTTAACAAACCTATTGATGCATTTTGTAGTTTAATACTTGCAAGTGTATAAAGATTATCTGTTTGACCATTAACAAAAGTAAATGCCTCAGAAGAATCTGTAACACTATTAGAGTAAACACCAGAACTGCCAATGTAAATGTTATTAACCTGATAAACGTCAGGTAAACCCAACGACCATGGCCCAACAGTATTAGCTGGGTGGCTAGAACAATCAATTTTTACAAATGCATTTTTAACAATTTTTTTCTGAGCTGAAATAGTAGATTTTCTTAAAATATCATGATAAATTGTTGTTTGTAAACTAGATGCAAGTGTTTCGTTCAATGAAAATTGCGCAGTACTTCCGCTTATACTAGCAGATCTTTGTACTTGAGTAAAATCAATAGGAACTCCAGCAACGAATTGTTTAGCATGAGTATTTGCTACTGGTGATGTAGAGAAATTGTTACTTACTCTAATTAAAGTATTATTTGCAACAAATACTACAAGATGTGTTTCATTATTAATTTTAATAAAATCGCCAGCTTGATAATCATTAATAAACGTTGTTGCTGAACCTGTTACAGTATTTTGACCAGATGATGCTGAAACAGTACCAGTTTTATTTGTAGTTGTTACTGTAGTAGTTGGAATTAGTTCAAAATTTCTCAATTCTTCATGAGTTAATACGCCGCTATAAGTATAGCTTTCTGTTCCTGTACCAACTATAGAAGCTAATGAAACAGACATAATACCTGTACAAGCAAACGAAGCACTAGATTTATTTCGATAAACATACTGTGTATTATTAAAACCACTAGGATTTAATGCTTGTTGACCAAGTGGGAAAATTAAAGTATTTAATGCTGTTTCTTGCAGTGAAGCAATATTTGTATTTGATGCAGCATTGTACTGTAATACAGTATCTGCTACAGCCAATACGCTTGAATTATAATTTATAATACTTTTTACATTACTAAAAGATTGGCCTGCATTCATAATGACATTAAATAGATATAATCTATAAACATCATTTCCTGTACCAATTTGTCCTGAATCATATGCCACGTTTAATACGTAAGCTGTACCAATTTTAGTTGATGTTGAATATCCAACACTTAAAAATCCACCACTTGAGACAGCAGTTTTGGCTACGTTATGTAATTCTATTTTAGTTATTGTATCTGTACCAAAATCGCCAACTAATTGATTTGCATAAACATAATTACCATAATTAGCACTTACAATTTGACCAGAAATACTTTCTGTGTCAACGCCCTTTCTAAGAGTAGTTTTATTATTTCCAATAAATTCTACTCTATAACCTTCAGAATATCCAAGACCCGTAGAAGAAATAAGATTTACGTAATCATGATAAAGTGGATCAGTTGAAGCTTTTGGTTCGGTCGACAGTAAAAATGGATTAACGATAAAATTGCCATTTGTTTCGTATGTTCTTTGTGCTAATTGATTACCAAGAATATTATAATCTGGGCTATTTTTGATACTTATAGGAACGCCAGCACGAAAATCAACAAGAGAAAAGAAAGCTGAATTGCTACTTTGATCAGTTGTTGTAACGAATAATGTAGGTATTAATTGTAAACGATGAGCACCAGGAGCTGCATAATTTGGCGCACCGGCAGCATTATCTAACAGAGAAGTATCAGCTTCAGGAGTTATGATATTTTCTACGGGATTGAAACCGACAGAAACATTATCTGGTGTATTTGAATATTTCGAAACAATAATTGTTTGAGGTTGTACTGTAATAAAAAACCCTTTCTGGAAAATAACACCTTCGCTTGTCGTGAAAGCATATCCAGTTCCAGTAGAATTAGTTACTGTTGCAACAGTAACGTTACCAATAATAGCCGTTGTATTCGAATTGTTAACATTTCCAGAAATAACAAGAGTATCATTATTTGCGAATGTATTTTGTGGCATACCATTCGCAAAAGTACCTACGTTTAAATATTTAATATAAAGCGTATTAAGATCTGGATCTTGCGCAATATATCCAGCAACTGTGTTAATAATAACACCTTGCAATCCGTTATTATTATACACATATTTGTTTTGAAAATCTGTAATAGTAAAAGCAAATCCATTGGCATAAGTATCACCAATTTTTACATACTGGTACGCATTATCAAAGGTAAAAGAGCAACCTTCTACTACAGAACCTTCGACGAAAATATGGCGACCAAATTTATCGATTTGATCTTGCAAAATAGTTTGCATCTGATTAAGTTCACGAGTTTGTACAGCTGTGCCTGGTCTGTATAATACTCTGTAGAAATTTTTATCTACATTGTAATCATCATAATAGGGACTACGAGATAAATCTGTTGTTAATGCCATATTTTCCTCTAAAACTTAATAATCAAATTGATATTTTCTTTAGATGTAGCAGTTCTAGTTACTGGTGCGATATTTTCCAAATAAACTACGGAACCACTATCTCTTACTAATTCAGGATAAATTATTGTTGACAATTCACTTTTGCCTACAGATCCACTTTGGTTTCCAATAATCGTATTAGCGCTGGTTTGGAATTTATTACTTCCATTTACATTATTTAATACTAGAACAGGATAAACATAATTAATATAAGCACCAATATTAAGATTATTTATAATTCTATGCGAAGTCGAAAAAGTTCCAGTAGATGAAGTTAATCTTAAATATGAAGTATTTGCAAATGTTACTAATGCAGTAGCGCCAGAAGTATTATCAGTAATTTGATTACCAATATTAAATACACCATTAGCATTAGTGAAAGAAATATCAATATCAGTATTTGTACTAATTATTACACCAGATGCGTTTGTAACATTTTGTGTTACTGTTTCACCAACTAGATACGGTCCAGTATTCGATGATAGTGTTATTCTAGCTAATTGAGAAAATTTAAGACCGAAATTAGAAGACGAATCAATTGTATTGTTAACAGTATAGATAGCAGTAACATTAGCATAAGCATTGATAATAGAATCGTATACTGTATCATTTACATCAAAACGCCCAGATACATTTGTTAATTGCAATACATCACTATTTGCTTGTAGTACAAAAGCAGAAGCGTTTGTTGATGTTTCTGAGACGATATCTACATTCGAAGCAACGAATTGTATTGTATTTGCAATATAAACATTAGCTGTAGTATTTGAAGTAAGACCGATAATATTATCACCAGAACAATTTTGTACAAAATTACCTTGAATATTTTTTAGCTGCATAAATGTACTATTTGTAGTTACTATAATACCTGCAGCACTAGAATTAGCCTGAGTGATAAATTCGCCAGCAACGAACCCAATTCCGCTTCTGTTTTGAATAGATAAATTGATACGATCATAATTCGCTACGTGAATAGAGGCGTCAGCAAACAATGGATTTTCAATAATTCCAATTCTACGATATTTACCATATACTGGATATTTATAACCTTCATTTTCGCCAGTATCAATAGTCATAGAAATACCAGCATATCTAGCACCTAATTCTTTATATGCATTCGAACCATGACCAGAAAGCGGCGAAATTATTGGATTAGCAGAAGCGCCATTACCGAATAAATTATTTGATGAAAAGGAAATATTAGCATAAGTGTAATTGTTGCCTGGGTTTAACATTACAACAGAACTAATTTCATTAGCAGAAAGAAATGTAGTATTTACAACAGAATACGCTAAAGCTCCTGTGCCATCACCAGTAATATTAACTGCAGGTGAAATAACATACTCCGTTAACTCATTTGGTATTTTATATGAAGCAATAAGACTTGCATTACCAACCAAAGACAAATCAGGCAAAGTTTTAATAAAAATTTGTTGACCTGAAATAAAACTACCTTGTGGTGAAGATAAAGTAATATTTGGAAAAGAAATAGATGAAACGATATTAGCTTTTTGCAAACTCGACACGCCACGAATAAAATTATTCGGACCAGTTGCAAACGTTCCTTGAATACTACTTAAAATGATAGCTGTTGTATTGCAAAATGAAACAATACCATTTGCACCTTGAACAACATTATCTGAACCTACCATATCAACACGTTCACCAACTGCAAACAATAAACTGTTTATTGAAGAATTATTATAGCTTAAAGTTACGCTATTTAAATTAGTATTCGAAATAATACCATTAGCTTGAGTTACAGATATAGAAGTTGGTACAGCAGCATATACTATTTGATAAACGCTATTCGCAATAGCATTAGTAGTTAATGGATAATTTACTGTAATAACACTGCTGTTAACAGCTGTTATGTAACGGATATTTACACTACTATTAGAACCAACTCTAATATATTCACCAACAGCAAAATCAGTAGTAAATGATGTTCCGCTATTAGAACTAATATAATATGTGTTAATAGAAGAATTTACTGTGGCTGTTTGACCAGTAAATGAATGACCAGATTCTGTTTTGCCTTTTGCCAAAGTAATAGGGGTATTACTAGTACTATTTGTTGTTAATTTAAAACCAGTACTGTTAGCGCCAATAACATAATAATAGTTAGCATTAGCTAAATTAGCTAAAACACTGTTGCCAGAATCTGTTTTGTAGAAAACATAATCGCCGTTAGCAAAATATTGACCTTGACCTACTAAAGTAACAAAATTATTACCAGGATCAACATTAGTATTAGCATTAAAATATACTGGCAGCGGTGGCGAAACTGTAACAGTTGGTGGTAATGTGTATCCTGTACCTTGACCTGTTATGGTAATCGTTCCAATTCGTCCAGTAGAATTAGCAGTTGAATTGGCAGTAGCTCCTGTGCCTGTAGTATCGCCAACAGAATTAGCAATAGTTACGGTCGCATTAGCAGTATATCCAGAACCAGGAAATGTTAAATTTAATGTTCTTAATATATTTGTTTTAATATCAACTGTACCATTTCTCAATACGCCTGCTTGTGCAGTATTGTAAAATGGAAGATTTTGGATAAAATCATTCGAACTAGATTTGATTACTTTTAATAAAGTAACATTAGCGGATATAATATTAGCAGTAGCTCCAGTATCAGATTGAACGATTTGATCGTTAATATTTAAATAACCTTGCTGATAAAGAAAAGAAATATTATCTATTCTTTGAGAAGCTAAAGTACCTACATTAAATGCACCATTAATGTTTGTAATATTTAAAATAACAGAAGTATCAAATGGTTGTGAAACTGTAACAAGTCTATTTAATCCACTATAATCAATAATATTTCTTATTTGACCGCCACCGTAACCTGTTTTTAAATAAATTGCTGAATTTGTATATCTACCTGAAATAGGTGATGCAGTATTAGCGATTTGAACGACATAATTATTTTGAAAATTTTGCAAATAACCAGAGTCATATGCTTGATAATTGATGCCAATATTTGATACACGAATAAAATCAATAGAACCTTTAATCGCATTATTAGTAACATCATTATTTGGTGTTACTGGAATATATGTAGAAGAAGTAAATTTAGTATTTGCATTAGATTCAATAGTAAACATATATTTCCAAACATAATTATCAGCAGTGGTAAATACTCCACTAGTTGTAGTTAATGATGGTTTTACTATTGAAGGGGATCCATTATTGTTATCAATACATTTATATACTTCATAAGCATCTGTAATAACATAAAATTGATTGTCATATAAATTAGAATCAAATTGACTGTAAGCATAATAAACAGTATTGCTTGTCCAATTATATCTTGGCACCATATATGTAATGTCATCCGAAGTAATTAATTTACCGAACACAAGATCTTTATAGATAGATTGTTCATAAGAATAAATTGAAGAATTGGCTGCAGGAACTGATGTATCATCTGCATTACCATTCGTATTGATCCAAGAATCAGTTTTACCGTAAAAAAGGTAATAAGAATTTTTTGAATTCTTTACGTTGTTTACGAAAGAACTAATCGTATCGATATACTGATTGATTGTTAAAACTGCCATTCTTTAGCCCAATTTATTTTATCTATTTATGATTGAGAAATAGAAAATGATTCTGGAATAGTATAATTGTCTGTCAAATAATTAGTTAATGAATATCTGCCAAACATTTGCATTCCGCTTGGATGAATTAAATCTTTAACATACTTTTCGTAAGTTTCCATCATACGCGATGCTACAATTTCATAAGAAAAATTCTGATAATAATAACTGTCTTGAATATTTATAGTGTCTGAAGTAAAGCTTTTATTATTTTTCCAATAACCAGAACCTTTACCACCACCATTAATAACAGTAACTCCGCTTACTACTACAGGATTTGACGCTGTACTCAAATAAATTGTTTCATCTGGATTATATCCATATCCAGAATCAACAACTTCAACCGCTGTAACAATGCCATTTGCGGAACTAGCTTTAGTTGTTATTATGGCGTCATAACCATAATAACCGTTTTTACCATCATTTATTCTTAAATCATAAATGTCAGGTTCTAAAATACTTACCGTAGGATTACTCGAATATCCTACACCAGGATTTATGTTTTTTAAATAAGTAATCGTTCCTACTTCGAAATTTTTTATAGTTAACAAATCTGAAAGTTTAGTGTCTAAGTTTGATAATTTACCAAGAGCTGATGCATATGGAAATAACCAATCCGTAAGTCTCGTTTGAGAAGTTATTGTTGCTGTATAACTATAGTTATCTCCAAAATGCGTTCCAATAATATTAGCAGATGGAATAAAACTTCCATTGATTTGATTAATAATAGCAACAGAAGTATTACTAGTAACAATAAATCCATTTGCTACATTATGTACTTTATTCGATACTCTTTTAACTGAAATTAAAGCAGAAGAACTATTGCTTATTAATACTGCTCCGGAAACTAAATTTGCATTAAGCAAATTACTATCATTACCAGTTATGTAAATTGTATTACCATCAATTTTATATGCTACTAAATTACTGATACCAAGGTAAGTATTTGAAAACGATTCACCATTAGCAGCAGTAGAATATAATTGCTGAACATCTAAAGTACGTGTATTTGCAACACTGTTTATTTGTTCACCATTAATATATGGTCCACTTAAATTACTGATATTAAGCTGAACACCAGCAGCTGGATCTTCTATTGCAGTGTTTAAATATGAAGATATTTTATCTGAAACGATTTCATATACTTGTTTGTCAGTTATACCACCAACTTGAAATGAAGCTCCTCCTCCATAACCACCCGTAACACTGACAATTGCATTCACAGAAAACCCATGCCCGCCGTCAACAAGAGTAAATGCAACTTTACCATTTTCTACTTTAGTTGATGCAACACGGGCTATACCACCTTCGCCGCCTGCATTGATTTTTAACAAATCACCAACATTAAAATTACTGCCACCATTTGTTATGCTTATAGATGAAAGAGAACCAAAAATAATTGGCGCATTTTCAGCAGTTATTTCAGGAAAATCATCACAATAAATTTGTTCGTTGAAATTAAATGATCCTTCTATACCTGAAAGGATCAACACATTGATTGTTTTATTATTAACGATTTTAATAAAAAAGTTTTCAACTGTTGCGAAACCATCTCTCTTAGAATAAATTTTTCTACCAATAAGTTTAGGTAGCAATACATTATCAGATACTTCAATATAATATGGCACATACCACAAAGCATCTGATGGTTTAAAAATGTAATCAGCTGGTATAAAAATTGAAATTTCTTCATTAAAAAACATACGAAATAATAATTCATATGCTCTTTGTGAACCTTTTGATCTATAAAGCTCAAGAATGTGCTTGACTAATAGCTTCTTATCAGATATAATAGATTCTGGAAGTGATGAAATATATTTGTTCTTAAAATACGTAATAAAAGTATTTGGTGTTGTATCTAAATTTCTAATTTCATAAATTGAACGAGATAGATTAATGAAGTTATTTTGTTGTTCTGCCCATTCATAATACGCTTTAACGAATGCAATAAAGTTCGGACCTTCAGTTTCATAAAAACTAGGAAACTGAGAAGCTATTAATGGTGAAATTATTTTTTCTACATTCATGATGATACTACTGAAATGTTAATATTATCTAAATCGAATTCAATAAGATCGTTTTTAGTAGCGTAAATATCTTCTAGTTTAGGAGTCGCTGTGCAAACTATACCAGGACTGCCAAGAAAATCTAATACAGTTATTGATTTAATCGATATAATTCCATTATTATAATCAATAGTGCCAACAACAGTATAATTTTGACTGTTAGTAGAAGTAATTTGTTTTAAATAAACTACTTGATTTGTATTAATAATATCAAAATTTGATTGTGAACCAGTACGAACAAAAGTATTGTTGTTCGGATTATAATCAGTAATTACGTATGTATTTCCATCAGAAAGTAAAAATTGACTACTTACAACAGTACCAGGTACTAATTGATTATTAAAAGAAAAAGATACTGGAAAATTTTTATTTAATGTTGGATTAGCTATTTTTTTAATCAAATTAGATAATTGAATACTTTCGATACTAGGATCAACGTTGTTCAAAACAGATACAAATTTAGAATATCTAAACACCATATTAAAATTTTGTAATACTGAAGAATTATATGATGAAACAGAAGTTAGTATCAAACTTTTAATATCCGCAGGCGACATATTAGTTTGGTTGAAATTTACAGTTGCAGTTAATGTAGGAACAATGTAAAGAAAATCAGGATCAACAATTACTGGTGTTATTGCAATTGAATTTTTATTAGATATGTAATTGATAATATCTGTTTTTAAAATATTAGTTATTGTGGCTCCAGAACGACTAACAGTAGAAATAAACACTTTACCGTATTCAACAGACCCATAAAGAGTTTCCCCACCATATACATTGACTGCTTTTACTTCTGGAAAATTTTCATAAATTATATTAGCATAATCGCTCGTAGTAATAGCTCTATCTTGTGTTTGATAATGTTTTGGTGCTCTATATCGAATTGATTCAATAGTTTCAGCATTATCTCCATCTGTAGATGGTGAAATAGTAGAAACTGTAACACCAGCACTTACGCTATTATATGCCCCAATATCTTTATCAATATTAAATTGGGTAATACCATTACTAGTAATACCATTAGTAATACGATATGTTACTAATAAAGTAGCATTGTTTTGTGGCATATAACCAAATACACCATCTCCAAATACTATTTCATACGAGCCATCAAGTGTTGCTTGAATAAAATAAATCGTAGAATTGTTAGTTAAACCATATAAATTTGTAGCCTGAGAATAATCATTTACATTTAAACCATTATTTTCTGCAACGGTTACTGCAATACTAGTAGTATCTACATTTTTATTTGAAAGAATAAATTTTTGATTTTCGATACTGTTATCAATAATAAATGTTTCATTGATGTATGTACCTTCATAAATTGCTAAATTGCTAATAGAAAATGAAGAAGAAGTAGAAGTTAAAATATGATTTTCTGCAGTGGTGTATATAAAATTGCCGTTTGCATTAGAACCACTAAATGTTGTTCCTTTAGGAATTTCTATTGTATTAGTTGAACCTGATAAAATATTAATTGTTAAATTAATAAGAGCTTTTGCAGATAATGCACTTCTAGGAATATAATTTAATTCTTTTGCATGTGAAATAACAGAACTTAATGATTGAGCGGAATCAAGAAATCCTTCTGATACTGCCATATTAAGATAAAATGCATTTAAATAAGAATTGTATGAAAGAATATCCAACAGAACGTTGATGTTTGAACCTTCGAAATCATAATCTCTAAATACGCTTTGAGATTGCAAATATGTTTTAAAATTAGATTTTAAAGAATCAAAATCCAATGAAACAAGGCTTAATGAACTATTTGCTGCCATTATCTTACTCTTTTGAGGATTACGGTCATTTGTATTGGTATATTACTATTTATTAAAGAAAAAATAATATTTACATCAAATGATGATTGATCTGGATTTGGATACACATTAACACTGAGTAATACTGCTCTTAATTCATTTTGTGTTATAGTACTTTTAACAAATGAAGTAATATTTTCAGATGTTACAATGTCATTTGGTTCGAACAAAGCATATAAAATATTTGAACCAATTGTTGGTTGAAATAATCTTTCACCAATATTAGTTAATAATAAATTTCTAATAGATTGTTTAACAGAATTTTCATTTACTGCTTTTGCCAAACTGTTATTTACAGGGTGACTATCAAAGTTATCTAAAAAATCAGTAAAATATTCTTGTTTGACAACTGAAGTAAATTTATCTGCTCTTGTTGATGCCATTTTATCCGCCTGCAAATACGTTTGATGAACCAGCTGCTACGGAAGTACAACCTGAAATACCATCACCAACTCTACCAGCTCCTTTGCCATTAATGAATACTGATGTTGAACCAGTAGCAATACCAGCTGCATGCGAAGGACAAAATCTACCACCTGGCAATAAATGAACAGTATTATTGTCACCTTGACGACTCCAAGGTATACCATTAACATATACATTTGGCGAACCTTGTGCTCGTGTCATTCCTGAGCAGTGAGCTACGTCAGCGTCTCCGATTCTTGTTACTGCTGGCATTATTTCTTTTCCCTTTTCATAAGCTCTTTTAGCTTATCATTCCACTGATCGATAATGTCATGTTCATCGCCAGTATGCGGACCTTCAGGAATCTCAGGTAGAAATTGTATAACATTATCAAAAGATTCGGGTATATCTTCATATTTAGTATATGTTTTAAGAACACCATCTTGTAATATAGTAAATTTATGATTCATGGATTAATATCCACTCTTGGGCTTACGATAGTAATATTAGAAGCAGTGATCGTAATTGTAGATCCGCCAACCTTTAATGTTATTTTACTATCACTTTCAATCAATATATCGCTTGACGCTTTTAATCTTGCTTTGCCATCATCAAGTTGCATATCATAATTACCAGCTGATATATGTACTCCATATTCGCCATTAATCATGTCAATTTTATGACCGGTAACCTGCTGCACTAAATCACCAGTATAATTATGATTAACAGAACCAGTATGATCAGTAATTAAATTTCCTTCGGTAATATGAAACCCATCGCCATCAGAATGATTAATTTGAGAATCTTTTGATGATGCAATTTTAGTCCCACCACCAGCTTCATATTTGTTTCCAGCTGTTTCTGAATGATGCCCGCCAGCAGTAGCATCACGTTTAGTACCACTAGTTTTTTCGTCTTTGTGACCATCAGTAGTTGATGAATGACCATCAGCATTATATTTGTGCTGTTTACCGACGGTAACATTTACCTCAGCGCCGTCGGGACCATGACCAGTATAATTGCCAGTTGGTAACACATGGAATAATGATTCGTTGCCAGGATCTAAACTTTTTAATATCTGCTGAGCATGATCTTGGAAAACATGAAGATTAGGATAAGTTCCAAGGAAAGGAATTTTAGGATGGGCGTTATTTGGATCGTATGACATAAATTATCCTGCAAATGTTGGTAAGAATGTTTCACCAGTCGTTCCAATAAAATTACCAGTAGCTGGGTTTACAGAATTTTGTGATATAGGTGCAGCAGATGTTGTGGAAGCTACGGAATTAGATAATATTTCTCCGCTAGCTCCAGAAAATCCTGGCTCATTCGCTGCTGCTGCAGCCTCTTGTGCTGCCTGATTATCATTATATGCTTTAATTTGGGCGTCCTGTTGTTCTGCTGGTTCGGCATCAACTGTTTTTTTCATTTCTTGTTTTTTAAGAGCAAGCAACGATTGATTCTTAGTAAAATCATTCATAGCAGGTCCAACTTTACCTGGATCTAAAACAGACTTTGGTAAATGATTATTTAAAAGACCATTTATACCTTTTGATAAATTCGGTATAAGTTTACTGGCAAGAGAAGTAATACTTTGAAGATTAACGCCTTTACCGAGAACTTTGGTAAGAGCTTCAGCTGACAGAATACTAGTATGGCCAGTTAACAAAGAAGATATTTTACTAATTTCGCTAGTAGATATAACTCCACCTGATAAATTAGAAATTATTGGTCCCATTGTTGAAATTAATGTAGAAGCCGAATTACCTTGAATGTGCGCCTGTGCTGTTGGATAATGAGGTTCTGTACCACGTAATGTATACACAATATTATTTGTTGTTGGATCTTTCCACTGAATATAACCAGGATATGGTTCTGCATTAAGAGCAAAATATTGCTGAATAAAATTAGATGCAACATTAATTACAATTAAATTTGCAGAAGGAGAACCTATTGCAGGATTAAGTGTTGGAACAGTAGTGCTTATTCCACTGTAATTATAACTACCACCAGAAGCTGTTGCTGACTTCATTACAGAAGAAAGAGCTGAACGCATCGCATTTTGAACAATAGGTGGAAGTTGACCACTATTTAAAACACTTGTTAATGGTCCAAGAATATTGTTAAGACCGAAATTTTTAGCTAGTCCACCAATAGCTCCTTGAATACCACCACTTAATAATTTGGTAATTCCATTAGGGCTAGTCATACTCATAATTTTTTGAACTTGTGAAAACCCATCAACAGCTCCAGGTAATACACGACTTTTCTGATCAGGATCAACATTTTTTACAATATCAAGAACATCAGAAGTATCAGCTTTATCAGCTGATGCTGTAGTTGGTTTTTTTGGCTCTTTTAATTTAGCATCAACTGCGAACTTATTATCAACTCCAGTTGAAGGTGTATACGTAGCAATAGTTTTATATCCATCACCATTGTTAATTTGATTAATATCGATTTTACTGCCATACAAATTACTAAATGGATAATTAGGAGTTGGGTCAGAATAATTTTGTGCAGCTCCAGGAATACTGCCTGTTTTAATATCTATTTCTGGTATACCATCAGTAGTATTACCGCCATCTTTAGGATCTCCTGCTTTACCAAGAGTTCCTGTTATGATAGGAAGCTGTTGATCAGAATCAAACCAATGACCATAAACTTTTGAACCTTTAACTAATCCTAATGGCGTTTGACCAATTTTACCATATGCAGCAGATGTAATAGGTTGGTGTGGAATAGCCCAATGAAGATCTTCGTCTTTGATATTTTCTGTATCATCTTGTCTGCCAATAATACGAATTTGTACACGACCTGATTGATCAGGATCTTTTAAATTTACTACTTCAGCAATCCAATTATTTTGACCAAAATCTCTTTCTGTCATTATACGCCTTCCTCAAGATTACCTTTTAATAATTCCATAACGCATGTATATCTTGGACGTTCTCCTGCTCCACCTATTTCATGATGAATTCTAGACACAAGAAACTTACCTGATAGCAATGGATCTGTATCGCTATTGTTTGTTGTACTTAATTTATTTGGAATAGCAGCATTTACCATATCACCTGCTTTTAAATTAGCATCGCCATATACTCTAATTTTCATAGCATTTTGCATTAATGCAGATAAGAAAGATTGCTGATCAGCTGTTTGTTCTGGTATATTAGTTACTGGTCTTTGTGAAGTATCAACAGGTATCATAGCCTGTGGTGGGATTTTAGCACCATCAAAATATTTCGATTTAAAAGTAGAAGAGTCATAAGAACCATTACCGCCAGTAGTATATTGTGTGGAATCCGTTGTTATATCTTTAGTTTTATATGTATGTGTTCTAATATCAAATGTTGTTACTCTTCTTTTACCACCAGTTTCAATACGATCAGTGGCAGAAAATTGTTTTGGAACTTCATATGATATGATATTATTATCTGTTTTATTCATGATGCTGCTATTAATAGCATCAGACTGCTGGAAACTTTTTACAATATCGCCTTTAAATAATTTTTCAATTGTAGTAAATTTAAATGTTTGATTGCCACCAGATCTTGTTTCAAAGAAAAGAAATGCAGATGATTTATTTTCGCTCGAAATACCACGACGACGAACAACATCAGCAGCTTTAAATGGATTATGATGACCGATAATAATTTTCTGTTTACCTTTGGTTTCTTCAACATCCAGAGGTTTTTGACTTTTCATATAATTTTGGTGGATATCTTTTACCATGTCAGAAATAGTAGAATTGTAACTTTTTTGAATATAATTTGTTTTAGCATGAAGAGCTTCTTCTGATACTACTTTCAGTGTATACATTTTAGATTTTTGAGAACCTGTAGATTTTAGATCGTCTAGTGCATGAAGAGCAAAAGTATAATTAGCTGATTCACCACCAGGAGCTTTAAATGACATTTGTACTGTTTCATCACCAGTCAATTTAAGTTGACCTAACTGATCGTCAGTATCAAGGACAACTATATCACCAACGATACCAGGAGTAAAAATACTCTCATATATAGAAGAAGATACGAATGATGCTGCAAGATCTAGTGTGCCTCTTGATGAGGTCACTGTTAATGTATCAATTATTATATCGCCGGGATTATAACCATCAGCCATGTTTTACTTCAACAAATTCGTTAGTTCTTTTGAAATTCTACCTGAATAACCACTATCAAGAACATTGATAGATTTATTCTGTTCATTTTTTTCACGTTCGAAATCATATATTGAAACTGCACTCCAGTATATTATTTCTTCTGATGCAAGATTATCAACGATATTTACTGCTGTTGAAAATGCAGCATTAGAAGAGCTTTCTCTTCCACTAAGATAACTGGATCCAGTTATTATTACTGTACTATTTGAAAGCGTTGTACCTGAAATATTATTAAGTGTTATTGATGTTGAATTTGCAACAACAACCTGTCCAACACCTTTATATGATGGACTAAAAACTATATCAACAACTTCATTGGTAATAAATGAAGCAAAAGAAGAACTATTTGCAGTATATTGTCTTACAGAATTAGTATTAATAACCCAATCCTGTTGAATTCTTTGATAACCTGCAACGATAGAACTGTTGTTGTAATATGGTTCCCAATATCTATGCACAGTATTTGAAAGAGCTGCATATTCAGATGTAGATATTCGAGTATCGTTTTCATACCAATTATTTCTGTAAAAAGCAATTTTAGATTGGAGAATATTAATATCAACATTGTATTTTTTAGTTATAAATGAATTAAAATCTTTACTACTTAAATACCAGCCATAATAAGGATCAGTTATCGTATTACCAACATAAAGAATCCAATCTAAAAACTGATCGTTGTAATATCTGTCAGCAAACTGATCAGGACGTTCGCCTTCTGACAAATCATACTTGTAAAACAAATATGGATTTTTAAATGAGTCTTGAGTTACCACAGCACGCTCTGTAATATTAACAGCTGCATAACCATTGTAATTTATCAGAGGAAATTTCTTAAAATAATTCTCAGCCAAACCCGAATGCTCCCCCACGGAATGAATTGTTTTCGATATCTTCCTTTAGCCAGTATTCGATCTCAAGAAAATTTACACTGAGTTGAACTTCGACTGGTGCATTAGTATCTCTAAAAAATGATGGCTGACCACCAGTAGCGTAATTAACATCCATTGATTCGATTACGCATGGTTTAAATTTATATAGATAGCTATCATCAGGAAATAGATTAATAATAGCCATATTTGGATATGTTAACAGTGTACCACCAGCATTACCAGACATAGCAGGAAGCATATTAGATTTAAATGAATTAATAATGTCTCTTACTGTATTTGATTCTTGTGCATTATTAGGTGCTAGTTTCCAAGAAAATGAATGCTTTTTAAAAACTGGCGACTGGAATAAAACTGTCAAGAATGGATTTTGAGCAAGCCCACCAAGTTGTAATGCTTGTGCAACATCGATACCGAGAGAACTAGCTGTAGCTGAAAGTGCTTTATTTGCAGCACCAGCGGCAGCACCAGCGGCGGCATCTACTGCTATAGCACCAATACTACCACCAGAACTTTTTCCTTTAAGACCTGCTTCAATAGCAGCACCAGTTGCTGCATCTGTACCCTGCGGATTCCATTGGACCTGTTGATTTTCGGATAATTGAGTTGGTAGTGGTAAACGAATACCCCCTACTTCAGGTAAAAATGGCTGATCAAAAATAGAACGTCTTTGATACTCTTTAAATTTTATTGAAATATATGCATTACGGTTATCAAGAAGATCACCAGGAAACATCATATCACCAAGATATTTTGATTGTGTGACAGCCTGTGGCGGTTTTAAATAAGCTAAACCAGCAAGACCTGCAGCCGCTAAACCTAATCCAACACCAGCTTGTACTATTTGCCCACCAATTATAGCTTTAGAAGTAAGAGAAGAAGCGGCCATAGAGTGTTCCTATAAATATCTTTTTACTATTTATAATGGTGCAAGGATGGCTTACAGAACATATAAAGGTTATTTTAAACCAAAACATCCAGAAAAATACAAAGGCGATCCTAGTAGTATTATTTATCGTTCGAGATGGGAAAGTGTGGTGATGAGTAATTTAGATAATCACCCAGATGTTATTTGGTGGCAAAGCGAAGAAACTGTTATTCCATACAAAAGTCCGATAGATGGTCGTTTTCATCGTTATTTCGTTGATTTTACTGTAAGGATGAAAGACGCTAATGGCAAAACTAAAACAGTATTGATTGAAGTTAAACCATACGTACAAACACAACCTCCAGTAATTAAAGAAGGCGTATCTAAACGATCACGTAAATATATAACAGAAGTTTGTACGTATGGTATAAATAGTGCTAAGTGGGCAGCAGCTCGAGAATATTGTGAAGATAGACAATACGAGTTTATGATCATGACAGAAAGAGAATTAGGATTATAATGACAGCTTACATATTTCAAAAAATAGCTAAAAAAGGTAAAGCTGAAGGCATTACACCTAACAAAACAACATCAGCTAGAAACTGGTATCGCAATCAAGCTTCGGCGTTGACATCAAGAAACGTCAATAAAAATCGTATTATGAACGATAAAGAAAATGTTAGAAATCAAATTACTATAAAAGATATCGGTAATATGTATTTGTTTTTCTACGATCCAAAAGGTAAAGATACGCTACCATACTATGATATTTTCCCAATGGTTTTTCCTATAGGATTTCAAGAAGGCGGATTCCTTGGTATCAATCTTCACTATCTTCCTCATTATTTAAGAGCACAGCTGATGGATGCATTATACACCACAGCCAATAATGATAAATATGATGATACAACAAAATTAAAATTATCTTATGATATGTTAAACGGTGCATCTAAATTTGGTGCATTTAAAGCATGTGTTAAAAGATATCTTTGGGATCATGTACAAGGTAGTAAATTCTTGTACGTCGAACCTTCTAACTGGGACACTGCATTAATGTTACCGCTTGAGAGATTCCAGAAAGCACCAAACTTTAAAGTTTTCGGCGATTCAATGGCGAAAGTAAGATAAATGGCTGGGTTTAATATTAATAGCTTTCAATCAGATATATCTAAGAATGGTTATCTACAAACCAATAAATTTATTGTTGCATTCAATTCGCCACCAATTATGCAAGGTATTACGATTGATGATAATCCAACGAGCACAACAGAACAATTAGTTCAAGTAAGAGCTGAATCAGTTAAAGTGCCTGGTATAGCATTGCTTCAAACTGATGTTAATAGATATGGTATCGGTCCTTCTCAGAAGATGCCGTTTTCTGCTCGTTTCACAGAAAATGCTATTACTTTTATTTCTGACCGTAACGGAGAACTGTACAAATATTTTTACACCTGGATGAATAACATATTTGATTTTGGTGGAACATCAGGTACTTCAAATATAGGTGCAACATACTCTACTGCATATAAAGACAATTATGTAACAGATCTTCACGTGTATGTTTATGATAATGCTGGTAATCAAATTAAAGATATCGTCATGTATCGTGCATATCCTGAATCTATTAATGATATAACACTTAATTGGAACGATAATAGTAATTTGATGAAAATAACAGTAAGCATAAGTTATAGAGATTGGTCGATGTTTGGTGTTAATAACATTACCAACAATGGCACACAAATACAAATGCCAACAAATTATAATTCATTTGGGAGCACACCAGCACCTACACCGATAACTACTGGAACAAATTCATCTGTGGCGATTTAATTATAACTGGAGAATATTATGTCATTACCTAAAATTGAATATCCTATTTTTAAAATTAAAGTTCCATCTTCAAGAAAAGAAATGAGATTTAGACCATTTCTTGTTAAGGAAGAAAAAATTCTTCTTATTGCAAAAGCAAGTGAAGAAGAAAGCGATATGCTACTTGCTATTAAACAGGTAGTAAACAACTGTGCACTTGATGAGATGAATGTTGATAAACTATCATTGTTTGATGTTGAATATTTGTTTTTGAAAATTAGAGCACAATCTGTTAACAACATCGTTTCAGTCACATACAAAGATAACGAAGATAATACCGATTATGATTTCGATATTGATCTAAATGATGTTGAAGTTAAATTTCCTTTGAACATGGAAAAAAATATCAAGCTATCAGACACTACTGGTATTATGATGAAATACCCAGAGGCTAGTTTGTATGAAGATAAAGAATTTCTTAATTCTGGTGAAGAAGCATTTTATCAACTTGTTCTTCGTTGTATCGAAAAACTTTATGATACAGAAAATGTATACGACGTTAAAAATTATACATTAAAAGAAATTGAAAATTTTATTGATAATTTGCAAATTACTACATTTGATAAAGTAAGAGATTTTATTATCAATCAACCAAAATTAAATTATGTGATTGAATATAGAAACAAACTTGGAAATGCACGTAAAATTGAATTAACTTCGTTAACAGATTTTTTTACATTGCGCTGAATCACAACACACTAGAGAATTATTATACAACTAATTTTTCTCTGATTCAGCACCATAAATATTCCATAAGTGATATTGAAAATCTTTTGCCATTTGAACGTGACATATATGTTGACATGTTAATGAATCATCTAAAAGAATTAGAAGAACAAAAGAGAAATCAAAATGGCTAAATTTGGAAAATCCATTGTAACTGAAGATGTACCAACAGCTGCTCCAGCTCCTGCTCCTGTTGCTCCTGTCGCACCAGCTCCTGCAGTAACAGTTATTGATGTGAATAATAACAATAATAATGGACAGTCTGCTGTTATGGCACAACAAACTGTTCAAATGGCATCGGTTCAAGCGACAGCACAAGCACAGGCGAGTGTTGGTTTAGCAGAAGTATCGCTTGATAGAGAAATTGTTGAAAATCAATTAGAAAAACAAGACGAACATTGGATGAAGTCATATTGGAGACCAGCAATGGGCTGGCTCTATATGCTTATTTGTTTTATGGATTTCGTTGCGTTTCCTGCAATTTCAATGTTTTTACCAATTATAACCAAACTACCATATGTTGCTTGGCAGAGTTTAACTTTATCTAATGGTGGATTGATTCACATGGCATTCGGTGCCATTCTTGGTGTTGCTGCTTACGGTAGAACTCAAGAAAAGGTTAATAAGGCACAATAATGGCTAAAAAAGGTGAGTTACTAGGTAAGATAGGCGATAGTACCTATTACAGAACTCCTGATGGGAAAGTCGTTGACGATTCAGGCGAAGAAGTAAAAGGTCCAATTGCAAAAACTCTCGCAGCTGATTATGAAGCCAAACAACAGGAAAGAGCAGCCCAACAAGCCGAAGCTAAAAAAGCTGCTGACGAAGCTAAAGCATCGAGGGCTGCACAGGCTGCAGCTGAAAAACAAGCAAGACAACAACGATTAGCATCAGAACGTCAAGCAGCTGCAGAAGCAAGAAGACAAGAAGCACAAGCTGGACGTGAAGCTTCAAGACAAGCTAATCAACAATTAGCACAGAGAGCAAACGTACAACCAACGCCATCTGCTCCTATACAAGAAGCTCCTAAAGCTGGACCTACTGTTGGTCAAAGAGTAGGTGGTGCATTTAAACAAGCGGCGATGAGTGTTGGTCAAACTGCTTTTACAGGAGCCTTTCCAACTTTATCAGGAATAATTAATAGAAATGTTCCTGATCGTGAAAATGAACCTGTATCAGCTGGTGGTGGCGGAGGTGGCGGTTCAAGACAATCTCTTAATAGAATTGCTGACGAGATAAACACAACAAACCAAATGTTGCAGACTAATACTGCACGTGCGGAAATGACAAACCAAATTCTTGGTTTAATATTAAAAGAAGTTCAACAGTTAAAAAAACCTAGCCTACTCGAAAGTTTAATAGGTGGTGCTGGCAGTTTACTAGGTATGGGAGAAGCTGTTGCTGGCGCTGGAGCTGGTGCAGCTGTAGGTGGAGCTGCTAAAACAGGAATCAAATCACTACCAAAAACTGGTGTGTTGGGTGGCGCTCGTGGACTATTAACAAGAGCTCCGTTAATTGGAGCATTACTTGGTGGTGGTTTTTCTGCTTATGATGAATACCAAGAATCTGGAAATGCTACAAGAGCTGCTTCTACAGGAGCTGGATCTGCTGTTGGTGGTGGTCTTGGTGCTTGGGGTGGTGCTGGTGCTGGTGCTGCATTAGGAGCATTTGGTGGACCTGTTGGTATTGCTATTGGCGGATTACTTGGCGCTGCAATAGGTGGTTATGGTGGTAGCTGGCTTGGTGGTAAAGCAGGTAAAGCTGGATATGATGCATTAGCAACTCCAGATGCATCAAAAACTGGCGCTATACCACAGGCAAGTAAAGATATTAAAGCTGCGCAGGATGCAGCTAAAGTAAATAATCAAATATTAGAATCGCCAAAAGATTCTATTGTTAACGTGAAAACATTAACATTTAATGCAGATAGTATAATTTTTAATGCTAAAAATCAACAAACTGTTGCTACTACTAATGCGCCAGCTGCTGCTGGACCAACAAGCACTGTTAAGCCTGCAGTTTCTAGTGGGGCGCCGTTACCTAGTGCACAAAATATATCTGGACCTACTCAATCAGGATCTGTTAGAGAAGCATTAGCATCAGCACAAACTCCAAGCTTCTTTGGATTTGGTATGAGCCAAGTTCAAGATGCTCGTGCAAATGCAGGAACCACCTCATTTGGAGTTACTCCTGGCGCTCTTGCTCCTGCCAAAATACAACCTAATCAAGGAGCAGTTCAAACTGCATCTCTTGGACCAGCTGGTACTGGTGGCCTTTCCGACGCTTCTGCAGTTCAATTAGCTTCTACCATGGTTGGGAAAAGCAGAACTCAATCATTAGATTATTTAAAAGCTGGTGGTTATAATAACAAAGGTGAAGCATGGTGTGCTGAATTTGTTAATTCTTCATTAAAACAAACTGGCGGAACTGGTTCTGGATCAGCTGTAGCTAATAGTTTCCAAAAGTGGGGAACACAAGTCGATCCTATTAAAGTACAAGCTGGTGATGTCGTACTTCAAACAAGAGGTCATGGACCAGGAGAAACAGGTGGACACGTAGGTATTGCTACTGGTAAATATCAGCATGGTCAAATTGAAATGATTGCTGGTAATAGTAGTGGACAAGTTAAGAGGTATTTCGTTCCTGTCAATGGTCAACTTCAAGTAAGAAGAGGATCTGGTGGTAGTGGTAATAATCCAAAATTAGCAGAAGCAACAAGAGATCCCAGCGCTGGTAATGCTGCGGGAGCTGCAAGAGCTTCTAATCCGTCATCAACTAATGCTACTCCATCGCCAGGCGCTACTGGCGGAGCAATTAATGCAGGTGCTGGTAGAGGTAGTGTAGTTGAAGGATTAAACGACAGAGCTAATGCACAAATGGGTGCAGGTGCTGGGCGTGGTGATGGTAGCTTAGAAATGGCAGCACGTGCTGGGCGTGGTGATGGTAGCTTAGAAATGGCAGCACGTGCTGCTGATGTTGGAGTAGGTGCTGGTCGTGGCGACGGTAATGCTGAAATGGCAGCAAGAGCCGCTGATGCTGGTAATAAAGATGCTTCTCCGCAGGAAGCACCTGCAGCTGTTGCAGCTAATTTGTCACCAAAAGAGTCTGGTGTTATGGCTGGAATTGGTGGTATTCCTCCACAATTAAAAGGAATAATGGGTGGTGTTCTACAAGGATTTCTTGGAAATTCCAGAGGTTCTCAACTTGTTCAAGCTTCTATGAGAGAAATGATGAGTGATCGATCAGCTAGAACTGGGATAACTGTCAATCAACATACATCACAAACACCAACAACTAATACTACAGGTGGTAAATTTAATCATCATGATGTCGGTCATGTAGAGCCTGTTGATGCAAGAACAAGATTAAAAGAACTATTTGGTATTCTCGCAGGATAACAAAAAGGGGAGCCGAAGCTCCCCTTAATTTTACTCTGCCAACTTCTTAAAGAATTCCAAGGACTCATCATCCTCGTCCTCATCAAACTTAGGTGCAGGTGCAGCTTTAACCTTCGGAGGAGCTTCCCAAGGAGTATCAGTTACAGCTTCTTCATCTAGAGTTACCTTAGCGCGAGCAGCTGCTGGAGTCATTCCAAGAGTGGAATTATCCAAACCAAGAACCTTTACCAACTTACCCTTCAACTCATCATAAGACTTGAAGTTCGTAGGAGCAAGGAAATCCTGAAGAGAATGTGCCTTCTTCCAAATCGATTCCATCTCAGAATCATCCTCTGAAAGAGGACCAGGCTTCGCAAACTCTGACTTATCATAGTTGCGATAGCTTTCTACATTACGAATCTTCAACTTGAAGTTAGCGCCAGCCCAAAGATCAAAAGGATTCATAGCGTCTTCATCAGCAAACTGAGGATTCATAGCCTCATTAAGCTTATCAAAGATCTTCTTGCCGTACTTGAACAAGAATACCTTACCTTCGTTTTCTGGGTTATTTTGATCGGTAATCACATAGATATTGCTGGTGAAAGAAAGCTTACGCTTACGCTCAGATGCAATCTTCTTATCTGATTCAATACCACTGTTCCAAAGCTCAGTATTCTGTTCGCAAACAGGACACTTATGACCAGCTCCCTTAGTAGTCGGGCAATTCTCAATCATCCAAGAACCAGTTGGACCCTTGAATCCATGATTGAACATGCGCACGAATGGCGTATCTTCGTCACCAGGAGCAGGGAGGAAACGGATAACAGCATAGCCATTGCCAGCCTTGTCCACATTAGGATACCAGAAACGGTCATCCTTAGAATTGTCAAACTGATTACCAGTGATCTTGGTGAGTTCAGCTGTAAGAGACTCGAGGGACTTCTTACCAGACATAGCCTTGAGTTTAGAAAAATCTACCATTTGTATTCTCCGTATTTGATGTATTGATAATATTGATTGTATTTTTGTATCAGCACCGAAGCACCAACATTATTTATTATAGTTCTATTCGCCGAATTTGTCAAGAACAATATTCTTCGCCTTTTCTCGATCATACTCTAAGAATGGACGATACTTATTGATCTTGTTAAGAATTTCGTCGATAGTAGGGTCATATGCAAATTTCTTTGACCAATATGAAGTACACTTCACCAAGTCAACTAGAATCACCAATGTTTCAAAACTAATTTCTTTTCGAATGAAAAGTTTGATAACATATGGATGACTATTGTTTTCAGCTTTGAAGTTTGAATCGAAATTCTCATTCAGCTTAGACAATTCTTCTTTGAAGAGGTACATAAGCGATTGCTGTCGCTTAGACCAATCCATATATACTGTTCCTGCATCAGGAGAAAATGCAATTTCCTTTATCCAAATTTTAGGATTTTCAACGAGATTTGCTAAAATATAATTTCGTGGATCAGGATGTTTCGCAACCTTCATAAAGTATAGCTTATCTTTTCTGATATCAAAAGAATCAAACGATAGCTTACTTTTGCCATTATATTTGTGGTAATTGTATGATGGTTTTGTAAAGTGGTTCTTAAGAGCCACATACTCTTTATAAACTTCGAATGCTGACATCATACACTAACTTTGTTGTAATATTCGGCAAAAAACTTACCCAAAGCAATTTCCATTGCGTAACCAGCACCATTTTCTGACGTATACAATAGATACAGCTCCCAAATTTTTTTATCAAGATCAGCCAAATTATCAAAGGTAGAATTATTTTTACCTTCCATAACAGTATAACCCTGACCCTCAAGATACTCAACGATATCATCTTCTTCGAAATCGGTTAGGTCAACATCAACTTCTGTTTCTACATATGCTCTAACACGTTTGCCCATCAATCACTCCTCTTTCATGTTGAATATAACGAACGTATAAACCTTTTTCGCGACCATGCGCTTCAATTTCCCATGGATGATCCCAATAATCTACTTCTTCAGGATCAATAATTTCAGACTTCCACCTACTCTTAGTTGTTTTGAGATAATCTCTCAACTCGCCTTTAGCGTATTGTTTAACATGAACCATTTCATGCGCTAGCGCCAACAGCATGTTGCGTTTGCCCAATGATGGATCGATTGTTATTTTAAATTCTTTAGCTCTATGATTATTGTCTTCCCATTCACATAGAGCATATTCATTTTTTTTAGTTAATGATTTATCGAAATGCAAAGTTACACGAACTTTATGATATAAATTTTCACCTAAAAGATGATGACCATAAAATTTAAGTGCATCTTTGCATAGTTTCAATTCAACTTTAAATGGTTTACCGATCGTCTTGAGGTACATGTCAGTCTCCTCATTTTTTGGTTTACCATTTATTTATTTCTTTACATACGACCTTTGCCAGCTAGTAAGTATAGGTTGAATATCAAGCATTTTTTCCAACTTGTTAAGAGCTATCTTTACAGTTTGAACATTATTTTGAGTAAATTCATAACCATCAAAAATAATTACACCATCACTTTTGAGCAAATGATATGCAGCAAGACCATCACTTATAACATTTTCAGTATTATGATTTCCATCAATATAAATGAAATCGTATTTCCTATCTTCTTTCAAGAAAGAAGGAAGATAAACACGGCTATCACCGGGGTATGGTTTAATTTTTTCTGGATTTTTAGATAAAGAAATATTTTGTATAAAGTATCTATACACACGATCTTCTGTTTCATTTGGATGATCAATCCAATCTTCAAATGTGTCAATAACATCTAAACGACTATCTAAATGTGTCAACATATTATCAGAAATCCAACAGGTAGATCTACCTTCATATGCTCCAACTTCGAGAATACGAAGAGGTTTTCTAATATCTTTATCAACTAAATTAAAAGTTTTAAGCCAATGAGGTATATGTTCTGTAAACCAATCTGTTGTAAATTTATATTCTGCAATTGGTGGTAGGGTAGTTTGATCTGCCACACCACTTAAAAACTTAGGGAAGTAGTAGCGATTCGTTATATCTGGTTGATCGAAATTAAATGACTTGCGATGATTGCCGATTTCTGAAATAACAAAAGAAGGATCAACTGTCTTTAGTTTCATATTGAATTTATTCTTCAAACCAAGCAACCCATCGATAGGCATCAGAATCGTTTTGGTACGATCAAGCTCTGCAAGAAGCATAGCAGCAGTGTTTGCTGTAATAGCATATGCATGGGCACCATTATAATACCCAACATCATGATAATCAACCTCTGAATCAGTAGGGAAAACATATTGAGATCTGTCAAACAATCTTGGACCAAGGAAAAGAATTTCCCCATCATTAACAGTTAAATTATTATAATTACCAACGACTACACAATCATGTTCAAGAACGACGCCAATTTCGCCGGACTCGGCAATTTGCTTCCAAATTTGAAAATGACCTACAGTGCCACAATATTCTGATGAATATTCGACTGTTCGAATATTCAAACCTGTCATGCGTGTAAGCTCTCTGTTTTGCTTATCACACAATCCTTCGTGCATAATTACATCAAGATTAAACTTGATTACGCTGTCTCTACATTCAGAAGCATAATTACGAGACAATTCTTTGTCAATGTAAAGGATATACGTTTTCATATTGGCAATCTCGCTCCACGCTTGAGAATGTTTAGGTTCTCCGCCTCGACCTGAATCTTCTCTCTGATAGCAGGATCTTTTTTAATCAACGAGGCAGCATATTCAACTTCTAATTTATTTTTTTCGCACCAAAGAACTACTGCATCGATGTAGTCCATATTTTTAGCACGACAAAGCTTTTCTACTTCATCAACGAAATTACTATTCATTTGAATCATAATGTATCTTTCAATCAATAATTAAAAAATGGCTGGAATTACCCAGCCATTCTATTTTAGAACTTGTAGTCTACGCCAAGTGTGATACGCTGATCTGAGTTCTTATCAGTTGTTTTAAGAGCATCAGAATAACGATAACGAGCGTCAAGATCAATATTCTTGACGAACTCGTACTTGAGACCACCACCAACATTATAGAATGCGTCATTCTTAGTTGTGTTAGAAGTGATAGCATCATACTTGTAACCTACACCAGCGAGAGCGTAAGCAGTAAAATCAGTACCAAAAACCTTGTACTGAGGAATTACGTTAAGAGCAAGACTATCTGTCTTCTGATGATAACCCTTAACGGCATCCTTCGCGTATCCGAAATCATAAGCAGCTTCTGCTGCAAGATATGGAAGGACAGTTGCACCAGCAGTAATGCCACCAGAATAAATCTTCTTAGTAGCAGTATCTGTACCAGCATTAACACCAACATAGTAGTTAGACTGAGTAAATACTGGTGCAGGTGCAGCTGGTGAAATCTTGCTAGGAAGATCTGACGCAACAGCTGAAGTTACTGCTGCAGCCAAAATAGCAAGAGTAGTGATTGTACGCTTCATATTTTTTCCTTTTCGTTTGTTAAACACACATAATATGGCGATTCCTGTTGGACTCGAACCAACGACCCTCAGATTAGAAGTCTGATGCTCTATCCAGCTGAGCTAAGGAACCTTAGTATTATAATACCTGACTTGTTAAAAAAAGTCAAGTACTAAATAGAATGTCAGTCGCGATACTACCAATATCCACTGACTCTATACTCAGTTGGGAGATACAGCTATGCATATTTATACAGGTTACGTTTACATTTGGTACGACACCAAAGCGAAGTTTTTCTACGTTGGCGGTCATTACGGTAAAGTCAATGACTCTTATATTTGTTCGAACGAAATGATGAAACGAGCGTATAAGAAAAGACCAGAAACCTTCAAATTCAAAGTTTTAGAATACGTCAATGTTCAGGGTATGCAAATGGAAAAATAAGGCGACAGGGATTAGGTAATACGGTTCCCTGTCAGACCGCAGACTCAGTTAATTAAGCAGCAACTTTCATTGCTGAATAAGGAACATTGTCGTTTGATGCATATGTTGCATTTACGAGTTTACTTAGTCTAATCGTAACTTTATCACAGCCTGTCGAACCTATACACCCCCATCATAAGCACTACTCGACTTACATTCCCCTGCATACGGCATTTCTGGTGCAGCTAATGCGTTAGTGCTTATGGTGGAGGTGGGGAGATTTGCACTCCCGTCCAAACTGTCTATTCTTTACGCCTCAACAACCAAGCAATATATTTAGTATAGTGTATCATTTAGCGAAAGTCAAGCTTATTCGGTAACAATTCGCTTCCACTCATCGTTGATCTTCAGCCATAGGTGTCCATCTTTACCAACAGACATAGCAACCTTGGTTTCTTCATCAAATTGATTAGGAGAACTTTCAATCTTCATACCTTCTCCTAGAACAATATTGTGTGGCTGTGTTAAAGCAATGTAATCAGTAGCCCAACCATCACCAGCATCAACAACTTGAAGATATCTACCAGAGCCACCACCACCTCCACCACCAATGAATGTTTGAGACCATTCAGGATACTTTGGAGTAGGAGCTGGTGGCTTATGAGCAGTCAACGTCATTAATTCCTTTACAGGAGCCATTGACGCTGGTGATGTCTTTGCCATAGCTTCAGCAGCCATTAGTATACCAAATGGTGCTGCTGGAAGAAAGGAGAAGAACGATCTACGGTTCATGAGTGATCCCTAATCCAAGCATCAGCCTCTGGACGGTACATGTAGTAACGAAGAAGAACCTCAAGAGCATCTGCTGTTTCCTTGAACATCCAAAGGTCTTCTCGTTCGTAATCATGAACGAATCCCTTACTCAAGAGACGATGGATGTCATCCTGTGCAGAAACATAATCCTTCTTGAACCGTTCAACAATAATATTATCAAGAATCGAGTCATCAATTTCAATTTGCATTTGTTCCATCCTTATTCACATCAACAACTTCAATAGGCGTCCATGTACCTGACGGGTCCTTTGTTTGGATCTCGTGCCGAATGATTGACCAGTACTTTTCAGGCTTGGGTACTGAGAACCCATCCCAAATAGGAGTTACCCAACCCCAATAATTCACTGCTCGAATGTCAGCGATTGTCTTAATCGTTTCCATCTTCAATCTCCTGTTCCCAATAACGACAATAGAAGTGGTCGCCACAAGCATCAATTTCCTTCTGAGGATAACCGTGCTCAACTAGCCATTCAAGAACACGACCCTTCGATTCTTGGAGATCAATTGGCATAGGGAAGCCATACTTCCAACCCGAAGGTGGATCAATCATCATCACAGTTTTCTTAGTCACCGCTCATCTCCTCAATAATACGCAAAACTGTCATTTCATCTTGAAATGCATCGTTGAAGCCGACTTCCCAAGCTTCCCAAAGCATCTGTCCCTTCACATCATCATAAGGATTAGACAGGAATTTATGAGACTTCAAATTGAATTGAGTTACCGCTGAATAGCCTTCTATGTAAGCTTGGCGCTCTTCTACACTTGGAGTCATAATACTACCTTCATCAGCACTGTGTTTTCATTGATTCGAATCTGAAGTGGTTTATCAGTCTTCAGTTCTTCCATCAATTTTCTAAGGACTATTTTACCCGAATTTTGCAGTTTGTCAAGAACTATTTCAGGCTTACGCCCAGTTCCCTTACTGAAGCTAGTTTTCTCATCATATCCGATGATGCTTGTTCCCTTGACTTGGAGCCCACCACGATCAATCGCTCTGAATACGGTGACGATCTTGTACTTGGTATTGAACGTCCATAGCTCTTGTGCACCGATAATCTTCTCTGGATTAATTGACGCAATCTTGTATTCGTTATTTTCCTTCTGAAACTTCAAATTCTTTAGCTTTTTATCCATCGAAATAGTGCGAGGCTTGCGAGGTGCACGAGTTTTCTTCGTCACATTTCCGTAGCGTTGGGCGTCGTCAATGAGCTTATTGAAGAACATGATACGTTCTTTCAACTCCTTACGGCTCATATGGCTATATGCCTCCTTCAGCTGCTCATCGCCACCCTCGTACGCTTGGATGAGCTCATCGAGCCAAGGCGAGTAATGGTCGACGATAGCTTGGCAATAGGTAGCTGGGATCGCCTTTCCCTTCAACCAATCGTAAAGGTTAAGCTCGTTATTGCCCAGATCAAGCATTTCCTCGATATCGCCGATAATTTCGCTCTGGCGGTCCCTCATACGGTCCTGAATTGACCGTTTGGAGGCGGCTAGGGAGCCCTCTGACGGCTCCTGAGAGTCTCGGGCTACCCTACCCAGAGCCTTGGCAAGCTCCTCCTCTAGGAAGTCTCCCTCGAGCGGCACATCATAGCCACGGTCAAGCATACGGCAACGCCAAGCTACAGTCGTTGGAACCCAGCAATTGTCAAGCTTGGCGAGCAACTTAGCCTCAGCCTTACGGTCACGCTTGATGAGGTAGTCAGTGATGTACTGACGAGCATCACCATTGTCACACATCGCATTGTACCAATTGAGCGCCAGCCCATACTCGCCTGACGTCATAGCGCCAAGAAACTCTGGCTCCTCACCCATGTACTTAACGTTGATCAGATATGATTCACTACGCGAGATGCGAATCGTTTTCTGCTTCTTAGATATAAGTGCTGCGCGACGAGCCATGGTTTCTCCTATCGGTCGAAGGTAAAATATGCATCTACCATTGCTTGGATCTCAGGATCCGTATCTTTGTAGTACGCTTCGTCCAAAATAGACAGTAGGACTTCTTCATAATCAAGAACGTCTAAGATATCCTTACACATTGCAAGATACTGATGACCATACTTCGGCTTCTGGACTGGTTTGTTGTCTATATAGGTAACGTCTTCACGTGTAGGAAACTGAATTACCTTCATGACAACTCCTCATCCCAAACGACGACGAACTTCGGCAAGCAACTCTGCATCAGAATAATCTGCCAGAGTACGAGTAGGAATGAGCTCAGCAAGCTGATCGGCAAAAGTGTTATCTTCGAAGATATTCAAACCCATGAGACCAGGAAGGCGAGTGTAGACGTTGATGCACTGACCAGTTTCATTCAATCGTTCGGCAACCTGATGGATCAAACCTTCGCTACGCAGGTGACAAAGCTGAGCAGACACATTTGAAATGTGATGTCGAGTACCCGTCAAAAGATCAAGATACGTAGTGATTGATCGAGAGGTAAACTCCTGATCTTCAGGAAGGCAGCGAATGTACTCGAGGATATCTTCCTGATGGACTGAATCGTATGCATAAGACATGATATATTCCTTTGTTGGGGATAAATTAGACAGCTTCAGCCATTTCAACTGCAGTCTCAAGAGCCTTGGTCTTGACACCCTTATGATAACCGTACCATGCAGACTGGAGACGATTGTCAGCATTGCGACCATGGAGATGGTCAGTTACATAGGTGACAGCATTAAAAGCCTGCCACCAAGTGCCAGGAGCGAATTCCGCACCAGGCTGCTTCTCAAGAACATCAAGTGCCAACTCGGCGTTCTTCGAAACTTCTTTCTTCTTCTTATCGTTCGCACCAGACACAGGGAAGATGCGAGTGAAGTACTCAACGATATTCTCATCGTTGTAACGCTTCGAACCAAGGAAGGTAGCCATTTCCTTGTACTGAGCAAGCTTATCGTGAGCGATACCCAGCATACCCTTGACGTCATCGGGATTGAACACCTTGCGATGGCTAATCTTTGCCATCTGCTCGACCTTAGAGTTGAGCGAGAGAGTCAGAGTGTTATTGCAAACCACACGGATAGGAGTGAAGCGCACATCAGTCGAATGACCGTACTTGTGGAAGTTGGAAAACAGCAGGTAGGAATCAATCTGATCGCCCTTGAACAGCGAGAACGATTCCTTCACCTTGGCGAGACCCCAAACGATTTGACCGTCACGAAGCGAACCAGCGGTATGCATTTCCATATCACCAGCAGCCACGAAGTCATTGAAGAACTCGAAAGCTTCCTGATTCTGCACAGGATTCCAGTCATTGGACACAACGTCGAGGATCTTGTTATCCATCGAACGAACCAGAGCCGACTGACCGATATCGACCTGCTTACCGCCCACCTTAGCGTAGGCAGGAACCTTATCAACGGTCCAGTTGAGACCAGCCGCATCGAGCATCTGCTCAGGAGTCAGGTCGTTAGGAACCTTGGTACCGAGACCATGCCACGGCACATCACCAGCGTAAGCCATTTGAGCGACGCCATTCACGGTTTCAATCATATGAGCCATTTGGATTCACCTTCGTTTCGTTTCAACTGTCATCATTATAGCATAGGCTTCTGAAAAAGTCAAGCACTATTATTCGTCGTCGTAAAGATGGACATCTTCATCAATCGCCGTAGCCAAATCTGGGTACAGGTAGTTCTCCAGGAACAAAATGGCGTTCGCCACAGCGTTCAAAGCCTCGGCTTGCTCTGTTCCAGGTTCAGCACCAATAAGCTTATCGATAAGCTGAAGCAATTCTTCATTGATAGTTTCAATTTCACGAGCGATTTGTACCTTATCCATTTTCGACTTCCTTAAACGTAATGAGCGGGAAAGAGCTTCGAGAGTACTTCGGGATTGCCATAGGTAGAGAACTGACCGAGATGGTGAGAACCTTTGTAATCCCAAATACCGAACTTATGACCATCGATCTCAAATCCCCAAGAGTTAACGACCTTAGATGGATCATCATCGATATTAGGACCGAAGCCGAGGATCTCGTTGATTGTATCAACGTTAATGTCGTAAAGGCGACCCGTTTGACTGGCGCCAGCGATATCGATCGGATTGATTTTCATACTTATCTCCCAGCCATCATGATCATTTGCAGATAGCAAATTTTGCGTTTAAAAGAGCGCTCCTTGTTCCACTCATAGATGAGGATACGTGGCCGCTCTTTGTTTGACTTCTCGAACAAAATCTCAAGCTCGTCTGGTAGCAAAATACCAAGGTGACGTAGGGTACGATGGGCGTTTGTTTCAAGACCCTTGAGAAGCTGCTTGTCGTACCAACAACGAGCGAGAACAGCACCAAGGTAATCCATAACCTTTTCTTTGATCTGCTCAGCGTCAATTACGGTTTCGATGGGCGGCTCTTGCTCAAAATTTTCGTCAGCCTCTGGTCTATGACCATAAATTTGGGAACGATCATAGACGAGCATCGGTAAATTCGCCATTATTCCACCGTCTTTCCGTAGATTACCAGAGCAGCAAGCCCAAAGCCGAGATAGAAGTTCGAACCTAAACCAACCAGAACGATACCACCGATCAGAAACGAAAGCTGGACGATTATATCAATCATGACCTTAACGAACTTGTCATTTTCCATCATCTATCTCCTCAGTCGTTAGCCCAATCGGTGAGCTTATATTCCCAGTAGTCAGCATAGTTCTTGGCATCCAGCGCCACCATAGAAACTTCATAGACTTTCGCCGAATACTTGCCTTCTTGAGCCTTGAGAGCTTCAAGCCGAGCGATCAGCCGATCAATACCCTCGTTCATGCGTTCATCAAGTGAAGTCATCATCATCTCCTAGAAACCATTCCACTGCAGCAGACCTTAATCTGCTAGAGAGGAATGGACCCGTAGGTCCAAACCCATCATGCGTCTTCACGAACGAACTTGGGGCAAACGTCGATCAAACGCTCATCACGGAGGATAGAGTTAATTTCCTCACGAGCCAAGCTAGGATCAAAATCAGCTACACCATCACCCTCCGGAGCGGCGACCCGAGTACCGTAGTCACGAACCTTGCCCTTCGGCTTCAGCTTTTCTGAAACTTCCTTCATACGAGCAAGGTTGGCTTCCTTGATCTTAGCAATTTCGTCGATGTTCATCTCAACCTTGGTCTTGGCGATCAGCTTCTTAGAAGCCTTTTCAAGCTTAGCCTTAGCCTTGGCTTCCCGAGCAACGAAAGAGCCGATCAGCTTATTCGAGGCGGCATGGATATCCTTAGTGGGCTTCGGTGCCTTGGCGGTAGCCGTACGACCACCCTTCACCTCCCACGGGCGAACGTCAGGGCTATAACCCTTGGCCAAACCGTTGATCACCTTGTGACGGTAGTACACACGAGCACGACCGATATCAACACCGATAGCATCAGCGATCATTTGCGAAACCACATCGTAGGACTTTCCTACGTTGGCTTCCATAATTTCAATCGCGATGCGGGTTTTATCACCATGCTTTTCGACGTTAGCAGACTTGACCTTAGCCATAACAACCTCACCAGATTTGGGGACCATTCCCCGTTTCAACCTATTATTCATTCTACCGTAGTTTTGGAAATTAGTAAAGCGAATTGTTTTTTTAACATTCGTTACAATTTCCGAAACCTTCGGGACTACTTGGGCTTGGCTATACTCCACAATCCTCGCCCGCTCTACCACTCGAAAGGGGAAACGTTTGTTTCCGGTTCCGATACAAACTGACTCAGGTCCAACCCAACTTGGGCTAGGCAATACTGGACCCGTATACAACTCGAACTGAGCAATAGGGTAGGCGTAAGCATCGCGATGCTCCCAGAGCGGGGAAAGAACCTTAATCGTTACATTTCCAGAAAGGTTCACAACCACACCTCAATCCAACCTATTATTCATTCTACCGTAGAAACTCATATTTGTCAAGCGAAAAGTTCACGAACCTTGCTAATAAATTCAGACTTGGGCTTGACAAATACCTGAGGCTCCTCGTGGTCAACGGCGATTAGGATGACGATTTGAGGAATTTCCAAACCAAGGCGCTCTTCGGCCATCATGGCATAGCAAGTAGCCTGTAGAAAATAATTTTGAATCCATTCTTCCTTCTTGAGTTTTCTTGACGTTTTAAAATCAATGATAGAGTTGATACCATCATACTCAGCAATGCAGTCGGTCGCGCCAGCAGTCTTGAGTGTGTGAGAATAGAGGTAGTACTCGAGACCATACACTTTACCAATGTGATCGTCAATGATAGGACGTAGTTTCCTAAAAGTATCTATGTTTGCAGGCATAGAACCTTTAGGAAAACTTTCGTTGTTGAGAAGATAGTGTTCGGCGATATTATGAATGGCAGTGCCACGATTAGCAGCCTGTGTTGAAATTCGGTTAGCTTCAGCTTCACCAACTTTCTTTCTCCATTCAAGAAGTGCAGTCTTATCTGTCTTTTGATCTAGAACGGTTGTAACTGATGGATATTTTTCACCAGTAGGAGTTGCATAATGACGTTTACCATCAATCACAACTCGTTCTAAATTCATCGGTGGAAAAAAAGAGTGTTCAAATATTTTACGCATTGATTCCCAAACGATGTTTTGAAATGATATATTCCTTCACCATTGCCGATCTCACAATATCATCTTCATTAAATTCAATAAATTCGAACGACTTCATTCTATCGATAATCTTCATAAAATCTTTAAGACCGTTTCTGTCTTGATCGCGAGTAAAGTCAGACTGACTGAAATCTCCACAGAAAACGATCTTACAATTTTTACCAACACGAGTGATGATCGAATCCAGTTCATGCAATGTTAGATTGGCAATCTCATCAACCACAATGACACAATCATTAAGAGTAATGCCTCGTATGAAAGAAGTAGATATGAAGTCGATAATTCCTCGGGATTTAAGAACCTCATAAGCGTCTCCTCTTCCAAAGAGCTCTGTGCAGATAGCGTAGTAGGGAGCTTCATATACTTTTGCTTTCTCTTTATTATTACCTGGCAAGAATCCCATGTCTCTTGTTGGTACCACACTTCTGACAATGACAACCTTTTTGAAAGGACTATCGGTTTTGATAACTTCCTTTAGTGCTAAATAGAGCGAAATAAAACTTTTACCTGTTCCAGCCATACCATGA